GCAAACTAGGAGCCGTTCTAGGTATGGGCGGTGGTGGAGTTATGGCTGGAAGAGCTGTAGGTGGTGCTATCGGCGGAGGTGTCGGTGGTACTATAATGGGTGTACTTGGCGGAGTAGGTATAGGATTAGGAGCAGTTGGTGTAGGTTTAGGTTTAATTACTGGAGCACTTTATATTGGTGCTAAAGCTGTAGAAAAATTCGGTCAAGGTTTACAAGAAGTATCAATTGGAATGGCAGAGCTTAATAAGCTCGAAATAAACAAACAAAAATTTTATGACTTAGGTGATGCATTAGGCGGGTTGGTAGAAGATATTGGACTAGGAGGCGGTCTTGGTTTAATGATGGTTGCTTCTACTGATATGGAAAAACTTGCCGTAGGAATGAAAGCTCTTAACGATGTAGATATCGATAAGCAAGCATTAATCGACGCAGGAGAAGGTTTAGGAGGTTTCCTAGATGCAGTTGGTATAAAAATGCTTGAAGCATTTACAGTTCAAATTATCGATGATAATTTAATACCTTTAGCTGAGGGTGTTAATCATTTTAATAAGATTGATGTTCCACAAGACTTTGTAGGTATGATGGAAAGAATTGGTTTGGGTCTTGGCGTTCTATTAGATGAGTCCGGTGGCTTTATGGGGCTTAAAGTATTAAAAACTGGTGCAGTACAAGCTATAGATGATAATTTAGATGTATTAGCAAGTGGAATAAGTAGCTTTAATGATGTTGAGTTAAGATCAGACTTCCTTGCCCATATGAAAAAAATGGGTCTTGGTCTTAAAACATTTATAGATCATGCTCACTCATTTGGTGTTTTAGGTGAAGTTGCGTTTTTACAAGTAATAGATGATAATTTAGAGCCATTAGCTAAAGGCATTCAGATTATGAGTGAAACTGATGCTGATGCATTTCATAGAAAAGCTCCTAAAATAGGTCAAGGGTTAAACAAACTTATTGCCGGTATGGATAACATTGCCGGTGTATTTGGAGCTAATGTTCTAGATGATGAGCTTATGACAGAGCTTCCTACAGCTATTAATGAATTAAATAAAACTGACGCTGAAATGTTCCAAAGAAAAGGAACTGAACTAGGTGAAGGTTTTGGTAATCTTATAGCAGGTTTTGAAAGCTTTTTTGGAACTAGAGGCTTACAAAGAATATCAGATGACTTAAATAATTTAGCTTCAGGTATTAATGATCTTACTGAAGTAAATGTTGATGGATTAGAAGAAAAATTTGCATCAATGGGTAAAGGTATTAGCTCTATACTTCAAGGTGTAACAGGTGAAATAAACGAAACCGGAGAAGGATTTGATTTAGATATATTTGGTTTTGGTAAAATGATGGATACAGCTAGCTCGACTAGAGGGCTAGAAAGAATATCAGGTCCGTTAATGGATTTAGCTAATGCTATGGAAGTAATGAGCAAAGTGAGCGAACAAGGTATTCAGTTTGATAGTGTAGCTCAACAATTAACTATGCTATTAACTTCAGTAAATGATAAAGCACTAGGAGATGATTTTGATTATCTATATGACTTTACTGAAGAGATTAGAAGATTACAACGTACTGTAGATATAGGTAAACTAGAAAGAATAGCCGATCAAGTAGAAAGATTAAGAGGCGATGGTACTATTGATTTCGTACCTAATCAAAATAACCAAGCACAACAAACAGTTCAAGGAGCAATTAACAACGAAGTCAATAATGTTGTTAATCAAGAATCAACAACAGCAGTAGGAGGAGATACTAATATTTCCTCTGTATCACAAGTAACAAACGCAAAATTTATCGCTCCAGTCCCACCAACTGTCTTTATTTCTAAGTAAAAAGTTAGGGGGCACGAACGGCCCCCTGAGAGAAAAATTAACTAAATTAAGATTTAGCTAAGTTTTGGAAGAACGACAAAGATTCGTCGTCGTCGTCAGATGATGAAGTTAAGGGAATGTCCTCATCAGCTGAACTCGTTGGGATAGTCGGAGCAGGTGAAGCTGGCGCCTCAACCATTGCAGATTCCTGATTACCACTTTCTAAAGCTAAAACTCTATAGAGTTTGCTTTTCAACTCATCATAAGATTTGAAGTTATCAGCATCGATAAATTCACCTAAAGCATATTGCGATTTCCACACTTGCTCTAGTTTATCATCATCATCTAAAAGTGGTGCAGAGTTATCAAACTCAGACTTATCGTAGTTCCTGTAACCTTCCACATTACGTATCTTGAGCTTAAAATTAGCTCCAGTCCAAAGGTCGAAAGGATTAACAGGCTTTTCATCTTCAAATTGCGGGTTCATCATATCATTGAGCTTATCAAAGATCTTTTTACCGAATTTGTAGAGGAAAACTTTACCTTCGTTTTCAGGATTAGATGGATCCTTTACAACGAAAATATTTGAGTAGAAAGAAAGTCTTCTTTTATACTTTCTTACTAAATCTTTATTAGCCTCTATACCAGAATTCCATAGCATAGTATTATATTCTGATACAGGGTCTTTTTGTCCAATAGTAGTTAGAGACTTCTCGATATACCATTGTCCGGTAGGGCCTTGAAAACCATGATCCCATACCCTAACAAAAGGTACATCTTCACCATCTGGTGCAGGTAAGAATCTGATTACAGCATAGCCATTTCCAGCCTTATCAACTTCAGGCTTCCATATTCTTTCGTCAGGTCCTCTTTTTTGTTGTTTGCTAGAATCAAGCTTATTAAGTGCCTCGGTGAGTTTATTTAATTCAGAAGCCGAGTTCTTCTTCATATTTGCGAACGATTGCGACATATTTTTCTCCTTATATATTGCGGTTTATTAACGTTTTATTCACTTTATACATTATTAAAATAATCAAGTACTATAGACTTAAACTTATCTGTATTAATAGATAGGAAAGGCCTATATTTCTTAATTATAGTATATTTATCTTCCCAGATCAAGTCTTTTTTCAAGTATTTGTTCCAGGTTTTACTATAGTTTACTAGCATATCTAGTATACACATAGTCTCAATACATACCTCATCTCTAAGGTATAATCTTAACAATAACGGATGTCCATATTGATCAACTTTAAAGTTTTTATCAAAGTCATCATCCATTCTAGTTAAATCGTCTTTGAAGGTATAAGTAAGTGATTCTTGTCTTTTTTTCCACTTACGATATATATCCTCTGGTGCAGTATCTCTCAACTCACCAACCCAAAAATCTTTTCCTCCTTCTAGTATATTAGCTAAAAGAAAGTTTTCTATATCTTTATGCTTGGAAAGCTTATAGAAAAAGTATTTGTCTTTTCTAATTTCAAAAGAAGATTCTTTTGCTCTTACCTTACCACCATAAGTAAAGTAATCATATCTCTCTTGAGAAAAATGATTCTTTAAAGCAATATATTTTGTATATACTTCAAAAGGTGTCATAAAGTAGTTTCGGTATCGTCCTCTAAGTTCTTGTAGTACTTGTTCCATTCATAGATCTCATTATAAGAAAGTGCCCATATAATTAGTGCATACCTAGTACCTTCAGTTACAGGTTCTACACCATGATAAGTATTAGAGGTAAATATTACCATATCACCTCTATCTAAGTCTACAGGTTTTCTTTCACTATCTTTGAATTCTTCACCTATGACTAGATTACCTCCATTATATTCGCTTTTATCATTGATTGCAACTGATACAGAAAGTTTTCTTTGAGGTCTTGTATTTCTAATGAAATGTTGTTCAGCAGTTGAATTTATCTCATATATAAAAAAGTCTAATACATCTTCATGCCAATCAAACTTACCACCTTGCTCACCTAGGTATCTATTAATAGCCCATTCTTCATCGAAATAATATGAATCATCATCCACAGCAAAATCTCTCTCCATTACTTTCAAGAGCTTTTGTTTAAAGTGGTCTGGTATATCTTTAGGGCGTAATGTCTGTGCTTGAGCAATTCTAGATCGCTTTTTAGTTAAGTAGTAATCATCTGCCTTAACATCATTACGGTCTTTTATATCATTAGAACCTATAGTTCCTTGATTATGCCATTCATTACTAACTATAAGACTATAAAGATCATCAAGTTCCTCATTAGACCAGAACTTGCGATAAATTTTATACATTATATCGGTAACTTATTCCCTGACTTTTCCTTAAGTAGATTATATTTTTCAGACTCTGCTGCAAGTCTAGCTTTAAGTACGTGACTATTTTTAACTAGACCCGCTACAGTTTCTATTTCAATATTATTCTTTTCAGCATAAGTTACTAAAGCATCAAGAATATCACAACCGGATTTACTTACCTGTTGTTCAATAAACATAGTAAAGTCTTTTGAATTTAAGATAGTATCATCTATAATTTTTTTTGCTTTTTGACTCAAATCAATTCCATATCATTATCAGGATCTAAAGCAATTACTCTTTCCCACAATCTTTGAGCTCTAGGTCCAACCTGACTCCACCATTGTGAATCTTTCATTTGAGCGCCTGCTTCATTCCAATCCTGCTCATCTATGGCAGCTATAAACTTTTTAAATTTTAAAAGTCTAGTCATACCAAGATTAAACATCATATTAATAAGTACTTCTTGAATAGTATAGTTATAGTCACTCCAGTTAGGGAATGCTTTTTCGCAGTCACCCATTACTATATCTAGGTCTGCTTCAAATAACTCCATAACTCTTTCTTCTGGAACAGGATCACCTACATCAAGGTCATTCTCTGGATCAGAATCTAGAACTAAATGTCCTATACCAACAGTTTTATATCCGAGATGATCTAGGTATATTTCACATACTACACCTTCATCTCTTTTTAAGTGTTCGATCACTCTTTCTTTACTAAAAGCCATATTAACTCCTCTATTATAACCTATTATGTATGTAGGTTCAACTTATATTTATATTACTTAGCAAGGTACTCTTTCACCGGTATCATGATAAAAATTAGGTGGGCATTCTGGTGTTGTAGTATATAGATACCAGTTATGTAAGACAACAATTGTAATTACTGAATTCATAATAGTCATTTGACCAGCTTCAACGTTTTGAGCTACTATTGGTGTTGTTATAGCTTTATGTGCTACAAATTGGCCAAATGAAGGTCTCTCTGGTAAAAAAAAATTGGCTTCTTTAATGTTAGGATTATTCTTTACAAAATAATATGAACCAGCCATATCTAAAAAATTAACAATATAAAAATATCTTAACTGCTCTTCAGTTGGTTCATTCTCTATGGGTAAAAATCGTAACCTCTTCGGTTTTTCCTTTAACTTTAATTCTATCGACTTCAGTAAATTCTCCTGATGTACTTGCTCTATGAGTGAATTCCGATAACAGCAAGTCCACCCCAGGGTAATTTCGTGTTTGGCTCTCGAGTCTAGCTGCGAGATTAACGGCATCTCCAATGACGGTATAGTCAAATCTAGTTTCTGATCCCATGTTTCCGCAGATAACTGTACCGGTATTAACACCAATACCAACGTTAATAGGAGGGAGGCCGAGAGGTTTAAGTTCTTCATTTAATTCCTTTGTAGCTTCAATAATTTCAATTGAGGTCTTTATTGCCATATCAGCATGATTATCGCATGGCAATGGTGCATTCCAGAAAGCCATAATACAATCACCCATGTATTTGTCTACTGTTCCTTTATTATTTAGAATGATCTTAGTTTGTAGATCTAAGAACTTATTAATCAGTTCAACTAGACCTTCTGGATCATCATTATTCTTATAATGCTCACTTATAGGAGTAAAGCCACATATATCCATAAACATAAAGCTCATTTCTTTTCTCTCTCCACCTAACTTTAATAATGAAGGATCATCTTGCAGCTGCTTAACTAAGTCTGGTGATACATAAGTTCCAAATTGTTTCTTTATTTCTTGACGTTGTTTAAAGTTAGTATAGAACTGAATGAAAGCACCATGGCTAAATACTAATACTATAGTAATGATTATCCAAGTAGGATCAAACAGGATATATTTTGAAGAAAAAAGGTAATAAGAAGAAAATAAAACAGCCAAAATCAATCCAACATTGGCCATTCCCGAAAGGGAAACGCCCAGCGTTTGGTTTTTGGTCAAAGAAGGCAGCCAAGTTAAAGACGTTAGAGCAAGAAGACCTAGAAGTACTAGAGCGACTAGCTCAACAAAAAGAAAATAATCAGGACGAGTAATAACAGTTCCATCGATTATAGTCTTTACTAAGTTTGCTTGAATGTCATGAGGATACATTGCACCAACTGGAGTAGGAACAATATTAGTTCCTTCGAAAGTAGGCCCTACTATTAAGATACTACCTGGAGATATATTCTCTCCCCTAATATCCCCTATGCTAACACGTTTGAATTTGTTCCAATATGTGTTATATACGGTACCATCATTTAACGTTGAGATCTTATCATACGCAGGGATACGCACCCATTCAATACCTATATCATTAGTTTTTATCTGATATGATATATCTCCTACAGCTGTTCTAATAACTTCTAATGCAAATGATGGATATACCTTCTTATTTGATGAAACTACTACTGGCAGTTTTCTTACAACACCATCTATATCAGGAACAGCACTTATAGCTCCATATCCATTAGCCGATTGAGCTAATATATCTAATGGTAATAATATTCCTGGATAATCAACAGTAAATTCTTGAGCTGGTATTTTACCTAGAGTAGCAGTACCTACATGCAACTCTCTTTCAGTTTGTATTTGTTTAGTAGGAGCAGTTGATAATACTGAAGGGTAATATTGTAACGTCTCTGCAAGAGACCAATCACCGTTAAATCTATCTTTTTCTGAAAGAATAATGGAAAGAGCAAGCAGATTATCTGGTGGTATATCATTTAAAGCATAAGCTAGATCTTTTCTAGGCCAAGGCCATTGCCCGTATTTTTGTATAGCTTTTTCATCTATATCAATTAATACTATCTGCTCTGAAAAAGATTCTTCGTGATTTCTTTGAAGTGAATCGAAGTAATTAAGTCTTAATGACTCTATTAAGAAAGGATCAAATACTCTTATTGTTAATAAAAGCAGGAGAGTAATACCTGCATGCCATAATTTCAATTAGTTACCTTGCGAAACGTTTACAGTACAACCACCAGCAGTATAGCAAAAATTAGTTATACTATATGACTTATTATTCCATCCGTTTTGTATTACATTAATGTCAGTAGGTTCTGTTCCTCTTAATATAACACTCATATAATGATCACCAGCATTAGTTTGACGAAGGTCAACTTCATTATAATCATTGTAAATATCTAAATTAATATATTGACTTCCACCTTCTCTTTGAACTGTATAAATGTCGTTATTATCTCCTTCAACGTGCAACCAATATTCATGGCCAGAAGAAGAACTATTAGTTCTTTGTGTCATTAAAACATCGTTATAATCACCCGTAATGTTTATATGTGCAAAAGTATCTCCATATTCAGAATTATCGATACTAAAGTTTCCATTAGTTCCAACTTGATAACCTTGACCGAGTTTTAATGTGTTTCCTATTCCCCAGACTCTTCGAAGTTCTATCACATTTGGTTCAGTACCATTACCTCTATCTCTAGCTTGCTTAATAACAATAGTATTATCAGCACCATCTATTCCTTCAGATGCTGTCCATTGTTTAATAATATTATTATACCCTATCTGAGTTATATCAAGATTAAAGTCATCACCTTCTTGTAAGATAGTGATTTCATTATCATCTGCGAATGCAGATAAAGATAAGCTAATTAGACTGATTAATAAATATTTCAATTCCTTCTCCTGATCCGAATTCTATTATACCTTCATAAGTATCAAATCTAGAAGATATAAACCCGTTTCCACCTGAGGCTATAGTTATATTTATAACTCCGTTTATATCTCTAAAGAATATTAAGTTACCATCTTCTACAAATATATTATACTGGCTATCTTTGTTAAAGCCAAATGTTGCGTCTTTTAATGCCCAGCCATCTTGACCGGTTGCTTCTCTTACATCACCTAGTTCTTCAGTAGTTCTAATTAACTCTTCTATTACATCTAATAAGTCAGGTAAGAAGTCACCTGAAAGATAATCTATATCTATTCTACCTACTCTTGCATCATAATTAGGGTCATTAGCATAATCATCATAGTCTTTATCTAATTCATCATATGCTAAGAAGTCTACATCTAATATACCTTGATCTTGATTATTATCTTCTTGTACTTGTTCTTCTATTGCTTCTTTTACTTCTGTTGGAGGGTTAACTATAAACATATTATCAATCATTGAAGGTGTAATATTGTTTATTTGTACTGCACTTGTTGGTGCAGAATCTAAAGTTGATACCATAGTTGCTTGATAAGCTTCATCTAATGTTATAGTACCAGCTTGATTGGTTACTGTTATTTCGCCGGAGGCGTCTCCATTCTCATCAGGAAGAAGTATTACTAATGATCTTCCTATTTCATCTACTGAGGTTGTAAAATCGGTTCCTCTTATACCAATTGTAGCTGTTGGAGTTTGTATATCAATATTTTGTTTATTCATTATTGCAAGTTTACCGGAAGCGAATCTTGCTGTACCTTGAACAAATCTCATAGTCATTTTTGACTTAGAAGGGTCAGGGTCAAATATTACTTCATCAATTAATATTCTAGTATGCTCAGTTAATGCTAATTCTGCTTCATCGATAAATTCAATAAGCATTCTTCCATTAGAAGTTTCAGCAGTATCATACAACTCTACTCCTAAATTAACTGTTGATTCTAATCTTTCATTTCCTCGGACGAGGGATGAGAGCCCTGTTGACTCTATGATATCGCCAATGGGGTCACCATATATGACCCCACTGATGAGTAATAATAAACTAGCTATCGTTAGCTGCGTCTTTCTGATTAAGCTGGATAATAGCATTATCTGATGTAATATCTAATGTGATTTTTGCATTAGGTGAAGCACACGAATTGCCTGCTCCACTTACACAAGTACCTGACAATTGATTGATGTCAACATCTGCGCTGTCGCCGTTTAATTCGACTTCAAGATATTGTGCACCATCTTTCTGCAAAGTATTAATGTTGTTAGATCCACCTGTTACTTCAAAGTCCCAAGTAAGATCATCTGATTCCCAATCTACATCAAAGATATTATTATCTCCGATAAGGATTAGATCAGCATTAAGCCTCTCTGCACTAACTACATAACCTTGATCTAAATCAAATTCATTACTGTCTCCAGTAACATCAAAGTTAATGTTTGAATCATCAGCACTTCCGATATAACCAATATTCCAATCTATTTCATTAGAGTCTCCTGTGAAGTCTAACTTATAGTATGAACTATCAGCTACTACTGGTCCAAATAAAATATTTGAATTACCAGTAAAGTCTAAATCAAATTCCAAAGTAGCACCTGTTATGGCCATTGCTGATGGACTTCCACCGGAAGCATCATCACCACCTACTTTGTTTCCAAACCCAATCTGGTCAATATAAAGTTTTAAAGTATCACCAGTTTGAGTTATATTGATTTCGTTATCATCAGTGGCTTGTGCGAAAACAAATGCTGTCGACATTAGTAAAACTAAACTTAAAAGTTTATTCATTTTCGTACTCCTCTAGAGAGTGTTTCTCATTTGAACCATCTACGTTATGTGGATGTCTATGATCACCCTCGATGACCCAGAACCCTCTATCGTGGCCCTGGTAAATTAATTCCAACACTGCAGCTTCAATAGCTGTTCGTGTTGCGTAAGTCACTGATTCATTATTTCCCACACCATCCTCGAATTCAACTAATTGAGTTCCAGTTTCAATGAATCTAAAAATATCTCCACTTTCACCGTAACTCAGAATTGTCTTCCTAGTCTGGACATTTAATAACACTTCTCCAGTGAGAACTGATACTGCTCTCATGGATACAGTAACGGCATCTTGCCTATACTGTTTAGAGTACCCAATACCAAGTGTCCGTGCGCCTCGTCCACCTGACATTAAATTTGTATCGTACCCTACTATTCCCCCTTCTATAATAATTCCTGCGAATAGAAGAGGTTGTACTCCTGGATCATCCTCGCCAGTTTTATTTGCAAAATCTGTTCTGGCAGAACGAATAATCTGTCTTTCTCTAACTAAATGGTCAATGCCGTTTCTTTCAACAACTCTAAACCATTTACCACCACCTGCAGTTTTAAGCGCGTCAATAACCATTTCTGTAGCACCTTGAGTAACAGCTGTAGAGAAATCAGCTATTCCTTCTCTTGCTTTTCGCTGTCCTGTTTTATCTAAAAAGTTATAAACAGCAACAACTGGCATTTCTTTTGCAGGGGGTAAATTTAATAATTCAATATATGATGGTAATCTAACTGCTTCAGGTTCTTCAACACAAATATACTTTCTGGATAACTGTTTAGTAACTCCAGTAACTAAATCTTTTTGAAAACCTTCTTCCCAACGCTTACAATCTTGCGGGTTATCGCTCCATTGCGGAATCGATGCGCAGCCGGATAAAATTAAAATGCATGCAAGTGCAATTCTAACCATTACCATCACCACCGGTATCTGGATCTTGACCAAAGTTACCAGTTCCAACTGGTATTTCAATCACTGTTGATGTTCCGTCTTCAGCTACAACTGTTAATCTAATAAATTCAGCCCCAGCTTCATCCGTTACTAGTTCCCAGGTAATAGTATTACCCTCTAATATAAATGATCCAAATCCAGCAGGATTATCATTAGAGAACATACTCTCTACTAATTGTTTAGCGAATTGAGCATAAATTCTGCTCTCTAAGTTCCTAATAAATTTTGCTAATGTAGTATTTTCAGCTTCTCTTTCTGCAGCTTTTCTAGCTGATTCTAAGGCTTCTTCTATAGCCTTCTTTCTTGAGTGCTCTTGATTTTCAATAGTTAAATAATGCGCACCAGCGCCTATTCCACTAAAGCTTGGATTTTTAAATTTGTGAATTATTTCTTGGGCTTCTATTTTAGGACTAACAAATAATACTAGCCCTGCAAAAAGCAAAAATCCTGTCAGAGTTTGAAATAGAGTATCTCTAAAGATCCTCTCTTCCTTCGAAATCTTCCTTACCATTTTCCCTCTCGATTTTCTGCTTATATCTAAGCATTACATTGGTTTTCTCTTTTAGCCTTATAAGATCTTGATCAAGCATTCTTGTTTTATCAATAACCCTTATTAATGCCGTATGCATCTCTTCAATGGCAGGATCAAGCTTCTCATTTATAAACGTCCAAATGAAATATATAAAATAACCCATTCCCAAGGCCATAATAATCGGAAAACCATAATCGTTTATCAACGTGACTAGCGTAAACTCTGCTTCTACTATTTCCATTAATCCCTTCTGGCATCAACTTTCCCATCCTCTACAAAATTCTCCGCTCGAGAAACCCTTTCTAAATCGGGTGGTAAATCTAATGCCTGTGATACGAGTAAATCTATTTTTAACATTTCATTACTCATGGTTGTACATCTAGTTTCAAGCATTTTACAGAACAACGTTAATTGCTCCATATCATCAACTAGTCCATTCAATATTTGACGTAATATTATGAAGACGAACAAACCAGCAGCAAGGGCTCCTGCAATAGGTGCTCCAACTTGTCCAATTAATTCTATAAAATCTTCCATAATAAGTACGCAGTTATTCGTACTTATTTATGCAGATGAGGGTTAGTAGAATACTTTTACGCCGTACTTTTCTTCAAACCTTATGGCATCGTTGATTCCATTAACCATAGGCTCACCTCTTATATTAAGTGAAGTATTTAAAAGTACAGGAACTCCAGTCTTTTCATAGAATATTTCTATGATTCTTCTGAAGATTGTAGGTTCATCTTTATGAATAGTCTGAACTCTACAAGTTCTATCTTTATGAATAACAGCAGGAAGCTGTTTTTGAGTATTTGTTCTTGCTTTTACTACCATTTGCATATATGGTGATACTAAGCCAGGGTTAAACCACTCACCTACTCTCTCTTCTAAGACTGCAGGGGCAAATGGTCTAAATTTTTGTCTTTTCTTTATTTCATTTACTCTATCTTTTATATCACCACCTCTAGGATCAGCTATCAAAGATCTATTACCTAAAGCTCTAGGTCCAAATTCTGCTGCTCCATGAGCTACACCACATATCTTATTCTTTAATAAGTAAGCTACTATTTCTTGAGCCATAGCTTCGGTATTTTTATATTCAGATTGTTCCATCTTGTGACCTAAGTAAGGGTGCTTCCAATTTATTTGTTTGCCGTAGGCAAGTGCGGCAGCACCAAGCGAGCCACCAGCATCTCCTGGATTAGGAAATACCCATAATCTTCCTTCACATTGAGCATAAAGCTTAGTATTAGCTACGCAATTAAGAGCAACTCCACCACCATAAACTACATTCTTTGAATATGATAATGCTTTATCAAATATATCTTTTAATCTATCTTCTAAAACTATTTGAGCATTATAAGCTATATCTACATCTTTATAATTTTTAAGACCAAGATCATCTATTAGTTTTTGAGGTATACCTTTATGAAGATTATAATTAAATAATTGCTCTAACTTATCAATAAGAGCTACTTCTAATTTACCAAATGCAGCCATACCCATAAAAATGTATTCTTCATCTAGAGGACGAAGTCCTACAAAATGGGTCAAAGCAGTATACCATAAACCTATACTACTAGGATACCTTTTACTCCATCTTTTATCATATACAGCATATCCTTCCTTATCATATTTACAATACCATATAGATGTTGTATCCCATTCACCAATACTATCAATTACTACTGCTGCAGCTTCATCATACTTAGAAGTTTGAAAAGTGGCAGCCGCATGAGACTTGTGATGATGGAATGTAGTATTTGGAGTCCATGCAAGCCGCCTTTTATTGAATACAGTTTTATACTGACCAGCATATAACTGTCTTGATTTTTTAAGTAGAGGTTTTTCGAAGAAAGCATAATGATCAATATCATAGTTATAATCAATATGTGTTTTTAATTCTAACGAAATATTTTTTTCGTGTTTATTTCCTGAAAATCTTTCTGAATGAGAAGCAAATACTATATCACCTTTATCATTAATAATAGTAGCTGCTGCATCATGAAAGCCTTCAGACCAACCTAAGTAGTTCATAATTTTAATTCCTTATATAAGTAGTGAGCATACGCTTCATGCGCTTCAGGACCAGGATGACCTTCAGGCATAATTTCATAATTTTTATTTTTAGTAAACTCATTAAAGCTTTGAATATTAGAACCTTCAAGTCCTATTAACTGATGCTCTTTGAACCCTGATAGCATTTCATCAGCTATTTCTTTTATTCTATCTAATCTAGGTCCAAGCATTTGTTGTCTATTAGCACTAAACATTCTCTTTATACCAAACCTTACACCCTCGTGAAAGGCACCACCATATGCTTGTATACCAAATCCATCACAGGTGTTATAAACGTCTTTCATATAAAATAGAGTATCAAGTAATCCACCTTCTGCTGAATATATCTTATCATAAAATACAGTCATCTCTTCTTTTTTTAACCTGTAAGGGTGAGAATTGAGACGAGCAGGTGATAATTGTATCCAAGGATTATCCCATCTTAAATCAAGCGATTTTTCAGGATTAAGTTCACCATCTTTTCTTTTAACGTGATTATTAGCATTAGTATCGTATTGTATACTTACTTTCATATCTAATGCTTCAAACCTAGCTATATCAGACCATAATACTATAACTCTTTCGTAATCATTACCTCTAAGTAATTTTTCTTTTATAGATCTCCAAATATACTTATTACTTGCTCCAGGAAATGAAACATTATCAACTCTTTTACCAGTAAGTTTACTTAAGTGAGTCGACCACCTTTGAGTTATAGGGTCTTCTAATTCATCACCGTAAGTAAATGAGCACCCACTAACTAAGTATGCCATTCTTTTCCATCACCTCTTTAATAATCTCAGCCATCCTTTTATGAGCTTCTATTCCTGGATGACCTAAAGAATATTCTGAAAAAGCTAGATGCTCTTTCTCACAAATACTTGCAAAGCTTATATCATCAGTAACTCCAAATATAGTAGGGCTCTTTAAAGCACCAGCCAACATATTTAAATCCGCTAATAATGTAGCTACAGGTTTCTCATTTTTATTAGGAGCTAGATGTCTTGGTATTCTTTCTAATGATCTCCATAAGTTAGATTTAAAGTTATAACTTATGTAAGGTATATTTCTAGCTTCACATATTTGTTTTATTGCTACCATATACGGCAATGTTTCCATTATTGCCTTCTCTTCTGAATGAATAAAGCTATAATAACTCTCATATGCTTCTCTATGATAGAATGATTTGATACTATTTACATTCTGAGGTGTAACTTGAGCCATACCTATAGATTCTAGTTCACCTTCTCCTGGTCTAAAAAATTCAGTACGAGGAGCATCAGACCACATTATAATAACACAGTCAGGTTTATTATAATGTAAAAACCTAACTGTATCTCTAAATATTCTTATATTACTTGAGCCTGGAATGGCTTCGTTTACTACTGTAGTATCAAGTA